CGAAGTCGAGCGGCACAAGGCGCTTGGCTGGTCGTTCATCAACACCGGGGAAAAGCCGGATCTCGAAAAGACCGTGGAAGTCGCGCCGGCCGTGGTGAACAAGTCCGTCCCGCAGCCCGAGGAAGTGCAGCCGCACGCTGACATTCTCGACTGTCCGGTGGTGCAGATCCTTCCGCTGTTCGACGCGATGACGAAAGCGGAACTTGAATCGCTGCGAGCGCGCGAAGTGGCTGGCAAGGCCCGCAAGGGTCTGCTGAAGGCGATGGACGACGCCATCGAGGCCAAGTAAGCCATGGATGCCGTCACCTCTTACGACACGCTGAAGGACGCCATTGCCGGCATGTTGAAGCGGGACGGCGACGTGCAGATCACGAGCAATGCGGCCCTCTTCATCCAGCTGTGTGAAGCGGACTTCCCGGATCGCATCTTTCCGCGTGAAGAGGAATACGAGACGAGCCTCACGGCGACCATCAACAGCGCGGTGATCGCCCTCCCGTCCGACTACATCAGCCCGATTGCGCTGTGGCTGGTGATTGACGACGACCGCACGCAACTGGAACAGGTGCAGCCGCAACAACTGCGCTATGACGACGAGGCGAACCAGCCGCGCGTGTGGGCCATCGACGGCGAAAACGTGCGATTCGACTGCACTTGCGACAGCGCCTACACGGTTCCATTCCGCTACCGCCGCAAGACTTCGTTGTCGTCATCGAATCAGTCCAACTATCTGATGCGCCGCCGTCCTGACCTGTACCTGTACGGGTCTTTGAAGCAGGCGGCGATCTTCACCGAAGACGACGCGGCAGTCGACAAGTTCTCGGCCCTGTACGAAACCGCTCTCCGATCGTTCTCCAACGCCGAGAACCGCAACCGCCGTCCTCCCCTGCGCACTGATCTGCCGGGGTGCATTGGCGGGCGCTCCAACATCATCACGGGTGACTAAATGACCGTCGAAAGCGCCACCAGCATCAACGAACTGAACGCGAGTTACCCGGCGAACGGCGATGCCGTCACGGAGGGGTCCGCGCACATCCGTCTGTTGAAGTCGCTCATCAAGGCGGATCGCGGGATGGTGGTGACGGAGAAGTCTGCGGCATACGGTTTTGTCCTGACCGACGCAAACAACGCATTCCTCCATCCTGACGCAGACACCACCGCACGAACCTGGACGATCCCTGCGAATGCCTCCGTGGCATACCCCGTGGGGACGGTGCTCACGTTCATGGTGGGCGCTCTTGCCGGGACGATCACGATCGCCATCACGTCGGACACGATGTACCTCGGCGGCACGTCATCTACCGGCTCGCGCACGCTTGCTGCGAACGGCGTAGCGACGGCGATCAAGCGCAGTTCCACCGTCTGGGTGATCTCTGGAGTCGGCTTGTCGTGAGCATTCACCAGCGGCTGATTTGCGGGTATCAAAGCGGAACGCCCGCCGTGACGGACCCGTATTTTTCGAGCGTGTCGCTGCTTCTGCATGGCGACGGCACGAACGGCGCAACCACGACCACGGACAGCAGCTCGTCGCCCAAGACGATGACGGCATCAGGCGGTGCTCAGTTGTCCACAGCGGTGAAGCAGTACGGCAGCGCGTCCATGAAGTTCGCATCGACCGGCGACCGATTCGGCACGCCCAGTCACGCCGGATTCATGTTTGGCACGGGCGACTTCACGGCGGAAGCGTGGGTGTATCTGACTTCCTTGCCTGCTTCTCGCGCGCAAGTCGTCGGCCTTCACCGCTACGGCGTAGACAACCTGTGGATTCTGATGGTCACGCTGTTTGGCCGCCTGGAGTTTTACAACCAGGCTAACAACGGTGTGATTGGGACCACGGAGACGATTGCGCTCAATACGTGGACGCACGTTGCCGTGGCCAGAAGCGGAGGGACTACGCGCATCTTCATGGGTGGCGTGCATGACGGCTCCGTTGCGGACACCTACAACTATTCGAGTTATGCCTACGACCTGACGACGGGATGCGACTCCACAGGCCATTCCGGCGCTCAAGTCACGGGCTACGTGGATGACGTGCGCGTCACCAAGGGCGTTGCGCGCTACACCTCATCGTTCACCCCGCCTGCCGCTGCCTTCCCGGATTCGTGATGCCCCAGATGAAGATCGCCGATTGCGGACAGGGCGTGAATTACGACCTGATGCCGCAGGAATTGCCGCTAGGCGTCTGGACGGACGCCAAGAACATGCGCTTCTCCAAAGGCTTCGCAGAGCGTATCGGCGGCATCTATGACCAGTTTGATGCGCCCTCGGTGACGCCTTACTGGCTGCACTACTACGAGACGGCGACGGCGGGATTCTGGGTGCATGCCGGGTTGGCCGCTGTGTACGTCGATGATGGATCGACTCGGACCGACATCACGAACAGCGCGCCCACGGGCGGCATTGACGACAGGTGGACGGGCGGCGTCATCGGCGGCGTGCTGGTGATGAACAACGGCATCGACGTTCCCCAGTATTGGGCGGGTGACACGGCAGGCAATCTCGCCACGCTCACCGGCTGGGATTCCAACTGGCGATGCAAGTCGCTGCGCGTGTTCAAGCAGTTCCTCTTTGCGCTGAACGTTACCAAGTCAGGCACGAACTACCCTCACATGATCAAGTGGAGCGCGGCAGCCGCGCCCGGGTCTGTGCCCGCGTCTTGGGACGCTGCTGACGACACGCTAGAGGCGCGCGAGATCGAGGCTGCGGAAACCTCTGACCCAGTGATTGACGGATTCCAGCAAGGGGATTCGTTCATCGTGTGCAAAGAGCGCTCCATGTACCGCCTTACCTTCATTGACGGCGCCCTGGTCTTTGCGAATCAGCGCCTTCCGTCTGCCACGGGGATGATGGCGCGCGGCTGCTTTGCGCCGACTCCGATGGGGACCGTGATTCTCGCCGTGGGCGACGTGGTGATCTTCGACGGCCAGAATACCAGTTCCATCGCGGATGGCCAGGTCAAGGAATACATCTTCAACAGCATGGACCCGGACAACTACGAACGCTCGTTCGTAGTGTCCAACCCGATCCGGCAGGAAACGCTCATCTGCTTCCCGTCCATTGGTTCAGCGACGTGCGACAAGGCGATGGTCTGGGACTGGCAGACGCGCAAGTGGGGCGAGCGCGATCTTCCGAATGTCACCTATGGGGCCACGGGCCTGATTGACGACCCCACCGCAACCACGACATGGGCGGCATCGACCGACACATGGGAAACGATTGACCGCACTTGGTACGCGGAGACGCTGACCAGCAATCAAACCCGCTTGATGTTCGCGCGCTCCACGCCTGCGATCTCTGCCTATGACTTCGGCGGAACGGACGACGGCGCGGAACTGGACAGCTACCTTGAACGAGTGGCTATCGGCACGGGTGAGGATGGCGTGTTCCTGTGGAAAGACGTGTGGCTGAACATCGAAGCGCCAGCAGGCACAGAGATTGACGTGTCTCTCGGCGCTGCGATGTATCCGAACCAAGCGCCGATCATGCGCGATCCGGTCACGTTCACCGTGGGGCAGTCGCACAAGGTCAACGTCATGTGCAAGGGAAGATTTGCGGCGATCCGCATTGCGCACGCTGGCCCGGCGAAGTGGAAGATTCGCAGCATGGCGATTGGCGTGCAGCCTGCGGGCAAGTTCTGATGTATACCCCACTGCAACCGCCTTCCGACCCGAAGGCGCTGCCGGCATTTCTCGCGCAAGAACTACAGAACATCGCGCAAGCACTGAACCAGCGGCAAGACCGCGTGCAACTGCGTGAGTTGGCAGTGTCTCCGAGCAAGCCCCGCGACGGCGACCTGATCTACGCCAACGGCGCCGATCTCGACCCGGGACTAGGCGAGGGGCCTTACTGCTACGTCAACGGCCTGTGGGTCAAACTCACGTCCGCGATGGCTGGTGAATCGGTCAGCGCGGCAAAGACCTTCGCGGCTGCGGATGCGAACAAGGCTTTCATCCATCCATCAGCGGACACGACGGCGCGCACTTGGACGATTCCTGCGAATAGCTCTGTGCCGTATCCGCTCTATACGCTTATCACGATGGTGAATCAGGACAGCGCAGGCGTGATCTCGATTGCGATCACCACCGACACGATGCGGCTTGCGGGCGCTGGCACGACGGGCACGCGAAGCCTGGCGGCAAACGGAATCGCCACGGCGATGAAGATCACATCCACAGAATGGCTCGTCTCCGGGGTGGGCCTCACTTGAGCGGCAGACCATGACCACTGAAGAACTCTTGAAACTGCTGTCCGACCCGGCAGGCCCTCAGTCTTACTTTGCCAATGGGTACGGCTACGTCCCGCGATGGACGGATGTCGGAGGGTACGGGACCGGCCAAGACTACGTGCCAGGGCAAAAGACCTTCGACGGCTACACCCAGATCCAAGCCGGGAAAGGGATGGTCGGGGATCCCTATCAAATCTATGACGCTCAAGGCAACCTGAAGCAAAACGCCACGATCACGGCGGATTCCAGCTTCGACAAGCTCATGGAGAAAGCCACGATGGCTTTCCTCGCTGCTACGGCTGGTGGCGCAGCGATGAGTGGGATGGGGCTTGGCGGCTTCGGGGCTCCGGGCGCCGAGTCTACTGGAGTGACCGGCTTGCCCAGCGGTGCGGATGCGTCCATGTTCTACGCTGATCCGGGCGCTGCGTCCTCAATGGGCGGATACAGCACGACGGGCGCTCTCGGCACCATGCAGCCCCTTGAACTGCTCGACCTGTCCACCGTCCCGGCAAACATGAGCCCGATGGCTCTTAGCAGAGTCGGCGCTGCTGCTGGCGGCGCAGCCGGCGGTGCCGCTGGGGCAGGCGGTGCGGGTGCCGCTGGGGCATCCCTCATTCCCGGAATCTCCGACAAGGCTCTTGGCCTCGGCGCCACGGTGCTTGGCGGCGTGCTCGGCTCACAGGAAACCCCGGGTCAGACCGCAGAAAGAAAGATGGACCCGCGTCTTGACGCCTACGTCTACGGCACGAATGGGCTTGTCCCCGTGGCGGCCGGCCTGCTCGCCTCTCAGATGCCGCAAGCCCAGCAAGTGGGCCAACAACTCAACACCATCGGCACGGGCCTGCTCGGGCAAGGAATCGCGCCGAACGGCTTTGAACGCTTCACGAAGGGGAGATACTGAAATGCTGCTCTACCCATCGACCGGCATGCTTTCTGGCTCCCAATGGGGCACGCAGGACGCAAACGGAGTCTGGTCCGGCTGGGCCAACCCACCGGCCACGCAACAGGCGGCCTATGACCCGGGCGCGGGCGCTGCGTTTGGCGATGCTGCGCAAGCCTACACGGGCGACCCGAACGCCTACGCGGCCAACATGACGCCCAGCACGCCGATGGCCCCCGCCCCTGTCGGGCCGGCACCCGTGCAAGACATCAACACGGCGGGCAGCTTCGGCGCTGGCTACATCCCCGGGCAGACGGCCGCGCCGAATGACGGCCAGATGATGTACGCAGGCGGCTCGCCCAACTTC